CCTACCGCTACGACCCAGCAAAGGCTGTCAAGCCTGCCCTATTCGCTGAGATGGCTTGCGTTCACCTGAAAGGCCCAATGGCCGGGCAGCCGATAGAGCTAGACCCGTGGCAGCTATTTATGATTACCCAGATTTACGGGTGGCTCAGGGATGACGGCTTTCGGGTTGTCCGCATGGTCTATGTAGAGATTCCGCGAAAAAATGGGAAGTCTACACTTTGCAGTGTGCTTGGCCTTTACCACCTCTACGCCGACGGGGAGGCCTCTGCCGAGGTTTACTCGGCGGCTAAAACTAGGGATCAGGCGCGCATTGTATTTGGTGACGCTCAAGCGATGGTCAGGGGATCAAAGGAGCTACTAAACAAACTCGGTGTGCACCGTAGCAATATCCACCATACCGACAGTAACTCTAGGTTTGAGCCTCTGGCATCGGATGCCGGATCGCTTGAAGGCAGAAACCCGAGCTTTGCTATTGTTGACGAGGTGCACACGCACCCTAGCCCGGAGGTTTGGGACGTTCTCAGTATTGCATCGGGAGCACGTTCGCAGCCGTTACAGTTTGGCATCACCACGGCCGGCACTAACCGCGAGGGCGTAGCCTTCCAGCTTAGGGACTATTTACTAAAGACGATTAACGGTCAGGTAGAGGATGACAGCTTTTGGGGTCTGATCTACACGATCGACGAGGGCGACGACTGGCTCGATGTGGCGTCGTGGCGTAAAGCAAACCCCGGCTTTGGAAAGTCGGTGCAACCGGATGACATGGAGCGCCTTAGCAAGCAGGCGGGCGAATCACCATCGGCCCGTGTTAACTACTTAACCAAGCGTTTAAACGTTTGGCAAAACGCATCCTCTGCGTGGCTATCAATGGCCGACTGGGCAGGCTGTGGCGAGACGCCGCGACCTAGCATAGACGAGCTAAAGGGTAAGCCCTGCTATATCGGCCTCGACCTTGCGTCGGTGTCTGACTTTGCGTGCATCGCGGTCATGTTCCCTTTAGATGGCGGCATGGTTGCTCAATACGTTTATAGCTTTCTGCCAGAGGATACGGTCGAAGAAAAGGCGGGGCATCTATCGCGTGAATACAAGTCATGGCTACAAGGTGGCTTTATCACGACGACGGCCGGAAACGTTAACGACTTAAATTACATGAAAGAGCGAGTCCTAGAGCTTTGTCAGGACTTCAACGTTCGCGAGATTGCATACGACGCATGGGGAGCCGCAGAGCTATCCGCAGACCTAATTGATAGGGGCCTGCCGATGGTTAAGTTTGGTCAAGGCATGGGCTCAATGTCCAGCCCCTCTAAAAGTTACGAGACGCTAGTTAAGTCGGGAAAGCTGCTGCACGGCAACGACCCGGTTGTTAACTGGATGGCGTCAAACTGCGAGATATGGTCGGACGTTAACGACAACATCAAAGTTAGGAAGGGATCGCCTGCCAACAAGATTGACGGAATTATCGCCGCCATTATGGCGTTAGGTCGCCTCGACGTTAGCGGCGGCCTCCCCGAATCGGCATACACGACGCGAGGTATTCGCGTTATTTAACTATATTAAAAGGAGGTGCAATGATGGCATGGGGAGCGGGCCTTAAAGGCTCACGCGCGACGCGTTCAGAAACCAAGTCAGCAGCACTCGACATTAACTCGCCTCGCATACTCGAAGCGATGAGGGGCGGCATGTACGGCGTACACGGTGACGCCGCCATGAGGATTTCGGCGGTTTACTCTTGCGTAAAAGTACTTGCTGAATCCATATCAACAATGCCGGTTAATCTTTACAACGTTGACAACGACGGCACAAACTCACGAATCTATAACAAGCAAGACCGCATCGTTTCCATAGCCCCCAGTGAGGGGCAAACGGCTAACGAGCTGTGGTCGTATGTGGTCACATGCCTAGCCCTGCACGGCAACGCTTATCTTTACATGACACGCACCGCAAGCGGCGAGGTTGTCGAGCTGCTACCCGTAGCGCCTTCTAACGTAACGGTGTCGCTTGATCGAAACAGGGTCTCTTATACGGTCACCCTTGGCGACTCGCCAGACGCGGAAAAGCTCAAGCTTACTAACCGCAATCTATTGCACTTTAAAGGGCTAACGCTTGACGGCTACAGGGGTATCAGTCCGATAGCCTATAACAGCGCCCTGATTAACGGAGAGCGCGCCAGCGTTGATTATGCAAACCGCATCATCATTGAAGGGGCGACGCCTCACGGCGTTCTGGAGATGGACGGCACGTTATCGGATGACGCTTTCCAAAACTTGCGCGATAGCTGGAATGGCGCGCACGGCGGAACAAAGAGCGGTAGCCGGGTGGCGCTGCTTGAGTCTGGCGTTACCTATAAGCCTATTTCGTTATCACCGACGCAAATAGGATTGCTCGACGGTCGCAAGTATAGCCGCTCGGAGATTGCCGGAATATTCCGCGTACCTCCCCATATGATCGGTGAGATGAGCCAAGCGACCTACAGCAATATTGCAGATCAGAGCAAGTCGTTTTATCGCTACACGTTAGCCCCTTGGCTGACGGCTATTGAGCAGCGGCTTAACCATAGCCTAGCCGGTGCCGGACAAGCTTATCGTTTCGACGTTGACGGCCTGCTGCGCCCTAGCCTGCAAGACGAATCGACGTCTTACAAGTCGCTAATCGAAACTGGCATTTTGTCACCTAACGAGGTACGCGAGCGAATGGGCCTCGGCCCTAGAGACGGCGGCGATAACTACGTTACCAACTCTAATAACCTGACCTTTGGCGGCGCTGACGCCGACACAGAAAAAGAGGAAAAGCCCAATGCTGAAGAAAACGTTTAACCTAGAGCTTAAAGAGTTTGACGGTGACGGCGGCTTTTTTGAGGGTTACGGTTCTACCTTTGGAAACCTTGACCGCGCCGGCGACATTGTAGAATCCGGCGCTTTTGAAAAGTCACTAACCGAGCATAAGTCGCAAGGCTCTGCGCCTGCGATGTTATTGCACCACGATATGTCTCGCCCTGTTGGAAAGTGGACAGAGCT